CAATGTAAACGACCCGGGCAACAGAACTGAGATCAAGCGAAACCGGGGCCCCCGCAAAAGTAACCTTGTGATCAATCAAACCCTTGGTAGATGATAGATTTCAAAATCAAAGACACCCCCGAGGGTGGGGCTATTGAATTTTCAGGTAGCGATGTTAAGCTGACCGGGAGTTGGGCCACCATGCTATACATGGGTCTTTTTGGGGGGAACACCGAAGCAGTAACCGGCCAAAGGAATGCCGGCCAAATCGCTGAGGATTATTGGGCTAACAGTTTGCTTTTCCAAGATAAGCCACAAAAGCAGAATAATAGCCGTACAGAAAATGCCCTTAAAAGTGGGGTCATTGGTTACGATGCTGTTCGCAAAGTAACCGAAGCTGCTCAAAAAGACCTGATCTTTTTCCAACAGTTTGCCAACCTCGAGGTAGAGGTCGAAGAGCAGGGCTACCATTCCATTGCCCTAAACATCACCGTACAGGAGCCCGGTAACTTGGAAAACAAGCTATACCAATTTGTTTGGGATGCAACTGAGCAGGAGCTGAAAGGGCTGCCGGGCGAGGAACCTGACCTGACCGAATACGAGGATTTCCAGTTTACCGGGAAAGTAATTCCAAGCGTTGTTCAGATCTTTTCTTTTGATGGCCTATCACACCAAACAACTTGGGAAGAAAATATTGAATTCAATACAGGTTTATATGACCTAAGCAAAGTAGAAACCACAAACGTAACATCTTTTACTATCAAAAGGAACGGTAGCCCGGTAAGTGGGCAATTTGAACTAACCAGCGGAGATACTATACAGGTGGATATTACCAGAACAACTGACTGCGAAAAATCAGAAGTTAAATTAGTCCCCGCATGAGCGATTACAGGTATTGGATATATGCGCCAACCCGTTACGGGGAGATGAAACAGCGTTTAAAAAGCGTTACAGGGGCTGATATTGTCGATCATCACAAAACTCAAAGGCTGGACAAGGAGCTTTGCGGGTTTGACCTCCACGCATGTTACATGGCTTTTGGTGGTTTAAAGAAAACAAACGATCAGATTGATAGCCTATACGATTTAAGCCTTAATCAAATTGATCAAACCGTTTCAGGAAGTGACCGACCGGAACATATACAAGCATGGAGCAATAGCGAAGGTGTAGGCAACTGGCAGATGTCAGTTGAGAAAGAGGCAACTAATTATTGCAAGGAATCGAATGATCTTGGCAGTATTTTCGGAGGAAATTGGACGAAGACAGAGGGGGCAGGTGATAGTCCCTTCGGAGATGTCAATGAGGCGGTAGAGATTGATATGAATACTGGGTCGACAGGGGCTTCTAACTACATTGAGCTATCGGTTGACACGGCAACGAATTTCAGTTCAGGTGATTACATTACCGTATCATTCTATGCGAAGAAAATAGCAGGAAGTTCAGGGCAGCCAGAATTATTGATAGAAGGGGAAGATAGCAACAGCAATCCGATTAGTCTCATTCAGGAAGCGTTTTCTACGCAAATAGGCGAATATCAGTTCTTTGGATTTACAGCACAGTGGAGTTCAGACGGTACGCTTAGGCAGGCGGGTTGTAGGATACAGGACAATGATACAAATGCCGACACAGTGTATCAGTTCTGGGGAATGCAAATAGAGTCAGGTCAATACGCAACCTCACGGATATACACAGATGGGGGGATTGCTACGAGGTTGAAGCCAAAACCTGAATTAAAAAACCTAATTCCAACAAAGAAAGGTTCGGAGAAAGGGCTTTTATATGGTTGGGCTGATGTTGTCATCGGTAATACTAACAATTATAAAAGATTAATTATATTTAATAACTTCCAAGATAATTTTGATTTATTACAGCCTAACAGCAATACAGTTTTGAGGCTTAATTTTTTCAACATTAGAGATACTACTGGTCAATTTTTACATGGATTGAACGTACAAGAAAGAGCAACTATTTTTTACTTAACACAATTTAATAACGGCTTATCAGAACAGTTTTTTGGATACAGCAACGGAAATTTAAGGAACGTTTTGCAAAAAAATTACGACAATACTTACATTCTTAATTCAAGGGATATAAACTTGTCTATGCGGTCAGGTTATATAGCCCCTCATACTTCATCAAGACATTTTTTTATTCAGTCACAGAAAGATTTTTTAAGCGATAAAAAAGTACAAGATATTTTTAAAAAAACAGGAAGAGCTTTATTTAATAATTTTCAATTTCAAAACTTTACAGACGAAACATGATAATCCGCCTATCAAATACCGATAAACAAGCCGTCCGTAGGGATGTGTATGCAATCCTGCCTGACTGGAACGAAGGCAGGGACACCCGAAGGTTGCACCCTGACATGACCCTTGTCGATCAGGTAGAAGATGAGGAAGGAGAGTTAGTTCCTGCCGAGCATGAGCGGGTGAGCGGGAATAGAATTGACATTTTGCCTATCCCTGACAGGGTTATTCAGGAAGCAAATTGGGATGAAGAAGGAAACATAATACAGCAAAAGAGGCTGGCGGGGGAATACAGAGTTGATATTGCCTTGCCGGATGAATTTGAGTTGCCGGAGTTGAAAAATAGGGTTGAACCTAAAAACCCTGACCACAAAATCGTTTAAGCAATGCAGATACCAACCTACAAAGAAATTTACCAAGGGATTGTGGCTGATATTGAAGCTGAGTTTGGGATTGCTTTGCCAAGCTTTGGAAAAAACTACCTCCGCACCCTCGCAGCGGTACAGGCTGCTAACATTTGGCTTTTGTATAGCGTGGCCGCAAAGCTTCAAAATAACTTATTCCCGGACACAGCCGAGCCCGAAAGCCAAGGTGGAACGCTGGAGCGGTTTGGTCGGGTCAAGTTGGGTCGTAACCCTTTCCCCGCAAAAGCGGGGGAATACGAGATTGAGGTTACCGGGCAAGCCGGGGTAACCATTGCAGCCGGTACAACATGGCAGGCCGATGATAGCGCCACAAACCCGGGGGTTAATTACGTTCTCGATAGTTCGGTAACCCTTTCAGGTTCAGGTGCAGTTTCTCAGAAGATCACCGTTCGGGCCCTAACCCTTGGAACCTCGGGTCGCCAGCGGGCCGGGGACACCATCACCCTAACAAGCCCTATAGCGCAAATTGACGATACTGCTGAAGTCGTAAGCGAACTGACCACCCCTGTCGAAAGCGAAACGATCGAGCAGTACCGCAAAGAAACCCTCCAAGCTTTCAGGCTGGAGCCACAGGGGGGTGCCGCTGCGGATTTCAGATTATGGTCGCTGGATGCCAATGGGGTTAGGACCAGTTACCCTTTTACCGTTGTGGGGGACCCGGCTGATACCAACGTTAAAGTATGGGTAGAAGCTTTGCCAGCCAATACCGCAGCGGGGGCCTTACAAGGGACAGCCCCACAAAGCATGTTGGATGAAGTTGAGGATGTTATACGGAAAGACCCCGACACCACAAAAAGCGATGTTCAGAGGGGTCGGCTACCCATCACAGCTTTTAAACTGGAAGTTGTTTCGGTGGATGTTTTAGAAGTTGAGATCACGATAAACGGTTTCGATGACCCGGGCAATAACCAATCAGCGATAGAAACCGCTATTGAAGAAAGGTTATATCGTACCCGCCCATTTGTAGCAGGTATTGACCCTGTCCGGGAACGGTCCGATGTGATCAATATCAATAACATTATTTTCGAGATACAGAATATCAACCCCCGGATAAGGCTGAATACAGTTGATCTGAAGGTAGGGGGAGTTTCTCAGGCTGATGGGGCCTACCAGTTTGGTATTGATCAAAGCAATGGTAGTAAGGGGGAAATACCGGTTTTGAAAGATGTAATTTTTAACTGATGTTTGAAAAACTTATACAGGCTACCAAGGCCCTGTACCCAACTGGCCGGGCGTTTAAGCTGTTCTCTAACAATAATATCGGCCAGCTTCACAAGGCCCTCGCAAGGTCAGAGCAGCGGGTTTATAACCGGCTCGAGCAAACCTACACCGCCATATTGCCAGACACCTTCAATTTCACGAACGAAATGGCCGACCGGTGGGAAACTCGTTTGGGGATGGATAACAATTCCAACTTGACCCTCACCCAGCGCAAACTCCTCATTAAAAAGAAATACACCCACCCCGGGGAGATCAGGGGGCGGCAAACAGTTGAGTTCTTTAATAGTGAGCTCGCAGAAGCCGGTTTCTCCCAACTTAAAGCCCACCAAAATAAGTTCAATGGGGCTCCGAAACCCCCGGAGGAACTCTTTGCAAACGTACATGGGGGTCGCCCGCACGGTACAGCTTATCATGGTAACCACTTTGGGGAGGTGGTTATTGATCACCTCGACCCTGAGATCGACAGGCAGCGATACAAAGACTACATTTTAACGGTACCAGCAACCCAGTCAGTTGCGAAGTTTTACCGCAAAACGTTCTATATAGCTGATGAAAACCTCGAATTTGCCAGCGTACCCCGGGAGCAGCAAAGGGCCCTCAGGAG